GTGAAATGTAATCTCCATAATCACATGGTTTATCGACATATGTACCAACATCAATAAACTTGATGCCTTTTTCTGTTAAAACTGTTTTAGCAATTTCTTTCATATCAAAACCACTATGGTCTGAAGCCAAAGCAATAGGTTTCTCACCAAATCTAGCTAATACCCGTTTACAGAAAAACTCAAATGTATCTGGTGTACCTAGTACATGCATCTTTTCGGTATCAGCAGAAGTAACTTTTAATCCATCGCTTATCATCAAGTTATACATTGGTGCAATATAGAATTCATTTTTGACCAGCATGTTATTGTCAATTGTTTCTTGGCCATATTTCAAAAACATTTCGCCTGTTCTGAAATAATAAAGTCCAACGTTTGCATGACGGGAAATAACTTCTTTTTCTTCCACTCTCGAAACAACACCATTATCATCTATTTCACAATAACTATGGTCCGGACTATTAGCTAAGAATGTTAATAAGAATCCATCAGAATCTTCAGGAATGTCGTTCAAATTAAATGTTGGTTCAAAATAAACATCTGGTGTGTATATACACAAAGGTAAATGTGGATCAATCAATTCTCTAGCTAATGTACAGGTTTCTAAAGCACCTCTAGTAACCTTATTCACAACAAAAATTTTAATATCTTCACCGAATTTATCTTTTAATATCTTATCGATGCTGAAATTGTATATGTGTTCCATTCTAACGATAAAAATTAGATTACACTCACTTGTGTCAATTGAACTCATGGACCAATCAATGATATGTTTATTTTTAGCCAATATCAATGGCTTAGGCATCATATAACCAGCATCAATAAATCTTTGTGCTTTTCCGGCAATAGGTAAAACTAAATTATATTTTTTCATTCATTTCTTTCAGTAGTTTAGATGTTGTTGTGTGTGCATAATCAATTGCATTTTCTATCTTGTTATATATCGCAAATAAAAAACAAGATGCAAACATGTCGCCTGCACCTAAAACATTTGCGTTTTGTATTTTGATATTTTTATCCACATGGTAGTGTTTTTCTATACCATCTTTATAAATGATACTTCCATCAGGACTATGGAGTATGATGGTACCCTTAGTCAATTCTTTGAGTGTTTCTAAGTCTGATACCTCATCATCAGAAACAAAAAGATAATCGATGTATCTCAGTAAATTTGGATTTATTGGTTTACCTTTACAACAATCTGCTGTTATTATACCAGGTAGATTTTGTATGAAGTCTGTATGTTCCAATTCATTTATGTATAGTACATGTGATATGGAAGAATCTTTTATCTCGAAATTTAATTTGTTGATATTTAAATTCGCTTTAGAACTTCTTGTTGAGGTTTCACGATTGATAAAGATGTCGGCTTCACCTAAAACTGTAGGTATAATTCCTAGATTTAAATTGTTATCTAGTTTTGTAAAAGTTCTTCGCATGTTGGCTAGGCCACCAAGTTCCATAGTTTTATGATTACCATCGTAAATGGTATCAACAATCAAGTGACCATATAACGCAATATCAAACATCACAGCTTTTCTTTTAGATCCAATTCATAAACTTTTTGCATATGAATATCAAATTCTTGCATTGTCATATAAGGTAATATACCCAACTTAGTCATGTAATCGAACAATCTCATAACAAAGTTGTTTCCACCAGCACAATCTATTTTTGTTGCAACTTTTTGTACTAACGATGGACTATCACTAGGACAATAACTTTTTACCAAACGCATAAGTCCAATATCAAATATGTCATCACCAGCAAATACAATTTCTTCTGGTGTAACACCATACTTTTCACATATAGAAGGTAAATAATCAGATTTATCAATATGTTGGTCACCACTACGATTTACAATCACATCAATTTTTCTATTATCAGCTATAGTTTTATTAAAAGGATCGCCAGTCAAAAATATAACATTAATATTTAATGCTTTAAATCTTTTGATGGCAGTCCAATCCTTATCACAGAATGTTTTATATTGTACTGTTCCTGATTTATCATAGTATTTTCTACCATCAGTTAAAATACCATCAACATCAAGTATTAATAATTTAAACATAATTGAATCTTTCTTTCACTTCAGGATGAACAAGGTTGTGGTCATGTATATGCAGATTCTCTTTACATATTGTATAAAACTCATTTAGATGACTGAAATCTGGTGAATTAGAAATTGCATGAGTTTGTTGTTCACCAATATGTTGTATCATTTTAAATTTTAATGCATGTGTATCTGGACTAAAACTTCTTGGGAAACGATATGTTTCCATCATAGCTTTTGATACAGTTGGTGTCATATCAATTGGCCACATATAAACATTATCACAAGTAAAACCAAATTGTTTATATTCATTTTGAATGAATGAATCATTTTCTGGAAATAAGTAATTGAATTTTGTGTAATCTATGTTTTCATTGAAAAGTACTTTGTTCCAATGCAAATCGAATCTTGTGAGTATTACAAAATCGTGTTCGTATGGTTCTTTTAGATTTTCAAAACTGGCATATTTTGATGTAAACGTATTTGAATTGTTGAAGTCTGAATATACAATCTTTGCTGGTTTTACCATATCAAAAAATTGTTTCTCAACATCTTCATCATTTATTTTGTATGAGGAAACCAAAATATCAACTTCGTGGCCGCCTGCAATAAATGGATCCACAACATACTTTTTGATGTTAGGCCAACAATGTCTAAAGTCTTTATTCTTGACCATTGGTTCATGGTTGGTGAATCCACCATATAAAAGACCATAGAAACATATTGCAATTTTCATAATAATTCCTTAATCACACTCAAGATTTCCGTTCAAAGAAATTCTACAATTATAACCAATTATAGGTTTTTCAACCAATTCGGATTTATCTATATGTTCATATATGACATGTTCTAAATCTCTACCAGTTTCTAAACAACCTATTGCTGTTTTCTCTAATAACACCAATACTTCAGGTAACAGTTCATAACTGAATGACCAGCATCTAGTACTCAATAGGCGTACATCTGGTGACATCCAAGACACGATTCGGTTCTTGAATACGTATTTACCTTTGAGTTCAGGATTTTCATAATATGATATATCAAAATCATCACTTAAATAACCACGACCAGTTACTTTAAAAATCCTTGTTATAGGAAGATTCAAACTCTTTACATATTCTACTGTAAGTCTTAATGAAACGGATTCAGCCGAACTCTTTTGGAATATTGAACCTAGGTGTTTGACTTGAGGATTATCCGACAACAATAAGAAATAATCAACCTTATCTGTAATTGCTTTAATTCTATCGTCAGAGAGTTTATCTGGTGACGAATCAAACAAAACTATAATTGCATTTGGATCTTTTTTTCTTATTGATTCTATTGTCTGGAATGTATCAACATATCTAGTTTCAATATCAATTGCAGATTGCCTAGAATTGATTGCTGAAGTTATAATAAAAAGATTTTTCATTATTTAACAATTATAGCCATCGAGTTATCATAGATGTTAATTTTTGGAAGTGAATTGTATATGTAAATTACACTAGAATCTTTATTCCATGATTCGTCCATAGGTAAGGTCACAATCGTTTGAAATTCACAATCAACTGTGCGTAAAAACTTTTCAATTGGATACAAGTCTTTATTTAAAATATCTTCAATAATAAAGATACCGCCTTTTTTCAATTTTTGATATGAGTTCTCAAAGAAAGTAATATTTGCATGAGCTTCATGTAAACCATCATCAATAATCACATCAAAGTCAACATCAATTTTACTCCACATATCTTTTATGATTTCTGGTGAAGTTTGGTCACAGAAAAATGTTTTTATTCTGTCTGTTTGAAATAAAATATCTTTATCGATATCAGCACCATAGATATTGGCATTTGGAAAATAATCAGCAAAAGCTCTCATAGAGGCTCCTGGTTTTCCATTCTTACCCATATTGGATTTGATGTTTGTATTATTTGTACCCAAACCAAGTTCAAAGAAGTTGATTGGTTGTTCTTTTAGTTTATATGCATTAAAAATTAAATCATATAATGTCGTGTAGTTGTGCCAAGAAGATTTATCGGATTGATAATCGGCAAAGAGTTTACACATGGCTGTTTTCTGCTTGTAAACTTCTCTTTCCATAAAGACAAAGACGATTTCTTCCATCAAAGAATCAAATTTCATTTCCATAATTTACCTTTCAGTATTAAACTTTTCAAAAATAACAAACGGATCAAGTCCAAGTTGATGATCCGGAATTCTATGCATTTCAAATAAACTTGGATCCTTGATTGTTGACATTAACATAAGAGTTTGGTCATCATCAACTAAACCATTATCATTCAAATCTTTTAAACTTTGTTCCATAAGTTCTTTGAATTTTGGCCATGCTGATTTGCCACCAACAATCTTTGCGCCTAATATGTATACATCGTTTGTTGAGATTATTTGTGGTATTGGTTTATTATCATAATCTTTGTAATTAAATAGATGCATCTTATTAACATCAAAGTCATATGACCACTTTTTACTCTGTGGTATTTTATCTGGCGTTCGGCAATAACCAAAATCTAACCAAGAAACCAATTCGTTTTTAACATAGTTACGTTCCATTGCTATGTTAACAAATGCTGATTTCAGAAAATTTACAACCACATAATGTGCATTCCAATATTCAGGATTTGCTCTTTGACTTGGATGAATTAAATTTTGAAACTTATCTGTCTTATGAATGTTGTGAATCTTTTGAATCAAATCAGCATATTCAGTAAAGAAATCAAAAGGAATCCATCGTGTCAATTTATCTTTACGTAATGGTATCAATTTCTCGATTATATCTGGTGAAGAAAAAACAACCATCTCATTTTCCATCTGAGCCATATACGAAAATCTTTCAATATATGTATCGGTGGTTCTCTGTAAATAATGTGGTAGTCCTTTGTCTGGTGTCCAGTCACCACGGCCAATATCATAAAAAGCAGTAACAATAGTAATATCATTCATTTCAATGTGTCCTAAAAGTTATAACACTATCATCTATATCAGGTGTATATTGTGATTTAATCTTTACACCATATTTTTCTTCATAGAATTTCTTCCAAGCTCGAACTCGGTCATATTGGTGTACAATAGCAAAGGGTTTTTTAGTCTTGGCATCTTTAACTAGACCATCTTCAAAAACTGGTCTATCTTCTAATAGATAAGGACCAAATTCATTATATTGTGATTCACGATTTGTTACATGAGCATTAATAGCCCACGCATCTTCTAGTCGTGCAATTATTGTTATATTGTTGTATGGATACATTCTCATCAAGACATTGTATGCTGCTTGGTCAGCAACCCAATCTGCACGGTTTGACGATAAGTGAAACAACATAGAACATAAATCACAAACAGCTTCTGCACGGCCAGCCAAAGTTCCGACACAAAGAACTTCATAATCTTTAATGTCTTGATACAATTCTTTACCAAAACATTTTGTGATGTTCTCTCTGTTCCAAGATTCGTTCTCAATTTTGATTGCCTCAGATGAAGCAACCAGTTGTGTATCATAATCAATTAATTTATCTTCCAACCATTGTGTAGGATCTTGTTGAAAGATTACATCACGAACATCAGTTGTAACAACGTAACGATAATCATTCTTTTTATCTTTTAGGAAGTTGTAAAGATGGTAGAATCGTTCCATATGAAACATCATTTTACCATCAGACTTTTTTGGAATTACAGTAAAACCAGCATCACCAATTTTCTTATTTGTTTCGTCAGATGTATTAATGGTGATTAGAATTTTATCGCCACTAAAATTAGTTTGGTTGATTGAATCAATCCAAGGTTTTACCGCATCATAATCATAGTTACTAAATGCACCAATAATTAAATCTTTTTTCGCCATGGTAATTCTCCATTATATTGTTTATTCATCACTTCATTTCCTTTTAGGAAGAATTCTGCTTGTACAGAATCTCCTCTACTTGCAACTCTATAGTTTATTGTATACTCACCATTCGTAGCAAATTCTGTTTGTGTTTGCATCATGTATGGTGACAATATTCTATCAACTTCTGGTTGTTCTTGTGGGTGTCTTGCTCTACGATACCAATAAGGTGAAAAACCTAAAGCTGAGATTTTTGGTATCATAAAACAATTTACATCAATAAACTTATCATTAATAACTGAAGTCCATTGACCTAATGATTCACAATCATCATTACATATATATTGACCTTGTTGGTCGACAATCTTACGTAATGAATAGGCCCATTTGTTTCCTTTTGATATAACATCAACCAAAGATTCGATATGATTAGGTTCATACCAATTATCTTCATCCAAGAAACATAAGAAGTCACCTTTTGCAATATATGTCATAGCACCATATATCTTATGACCATTATACTGTTCTATTCCAGTTGCATATGGAAGGTCAATTAAATCTATATGTGAATACTCTGATGCTATTACACGGCCTTTTGGTTGACCATCGTTGACAACCAAATGTTGTATATTTGTGTATGTTTGATTTTTGACAGAATCTAGTGCTTGTCGTACACATGGTGCACCTGTAGTAGGTGTTATCACCGTTATCAATGGTTTCATAATTAATTCCTAGTTAGTTTTATGATTCTCTCAATTTGTTTTTCAATAGTAGAAGTTCTATTAGGCCAATATATATATTCTTTGTCTCCAGTATCACGGAGTTTTTCCAAAAATGGAATGATAATCTTTTCTAATTGCAATAATCGAGATTCATATTGACTAGCGGTTAACGATGACGCTTCATATTCGGCATCGGCTACCGCTTTGTTCATTCTCGCTTCATATTCTGCTGTTGATATGGCAGAGAATCCAAAATCATCATCACTATCAATAATATTTTTCATACTTTACTTCTTCATTGTTAAAAACGGATTCAATTTTTTTGTTCCTGGTGCAACAGAATATTTACTGTTAGGCATCTCATCAATTTTAATTTCTGCTTGTACTTCATAAAATTCTGAACGAGTAGCAACACGGACTTTAAAATCTCCAATGCCTTTAAGTAAAGGAATCTTTGTATCTAATTTAAATGGATTTTTATTTGATATACGATAGAAATCATCACCTGCTTGCATATAGTATGCTGGTTCTGTTTTACCAATTGTATAGTGTTCTGTTACTAATGCACCCAAATCTTGACCTTCTTCATTTGCAATGTAACGATTCTTTCCTGGTTGGTCAAAGTACTTTTTCATTACCATAAGTGGCACAGCTCCTGGTTCTTTCAAACCAGATTTTGTTGTTGGTATTTTGATATCTTTTACTGGAATACCTGAATACTCAGCAATATCTTTAATAAACTTTTTAGCTTGTGCTGATTTATTTAAAATATCAACTGCTGCTTTGGCAGCTGGTGTTTTATATGTTGTTTGCCATTTACCCTTATCATAGAACACCCTTGGGTTTGACAAATTGTCTTTGTGTGACATTTTGACTTCAAGCCAAGTTTTGATATTTTTGTATTCGACCTTAACATCGGAGAAATCTGTACCGACACTTGGCCTTGTTGCTTTTAATCCAGGAATCCTATCGACTTCTTTAGCAACATCTTTTTCAAATTTATCTGATACAGCACTCATATTTTTTACCTAATAATTTGTATATCTTTTCCTGAAGTCCAGACTTCAAGTTCAGTACGTAATCTACCCTCAGTTTTGAGAGTTTCGTATCTATTTATAGCTTTGGTTTTCCACCAATTTACTATGTTATCAAGTTCAAATTTACTATAGTTTTCACCTGGTAATAATTTATCTGTTTTACAATTCATAAAATCAACCATATTGGCAAATCCGTAGTCTGAAGTGTAATATCTTTTCTTTTCTGTCAACCCCTTAGCGTTC